GGTGGAGTAGTAGATACGGTAACAATAATTTATGCAGGAAACGGATATACAACAAATCCTACAGTAACTTTAACTAGCGTAGGCGAAACTGCAAAAGCAAATATAGTAGCAAGTATTCAAGAACATAATTATATATATACAGGATAAAATAAAAAATTAAAAAATGATAGAAAACGTACAACAACTCTTAAGTGAGCAATTAGGAAAAAACGGAAGTACTGAAGTTTATAAAGATGGTGGCGGTTTTACTGGTAAAGACTTTTACTGTATTTATTTTCCTTTAGAAACTGTAGTGGCATCCATATCCGTCGCAGATGTAACAGTAGGCGAAGGATATTTAGTAAATACATACGCTGCAGGAACTACATTATTTATGAATGTTACGGATATGTCAGTAACTTCAGGTTTAGCAATCTGTTATCACGAGGGACCAACTACATAATAGATGTCTCAAAAACTTGGATTAGCATTGAGCCTGCCTACTATTAAAACAGTAAGTGCTAGTGCCTATGAAAATTTATATTCTTTAAATTTTGATGGGGTGGATGACTATGTAGATTTTGGAGATAAAGATATATTTACGCCAAACTACTCAGGTGCTAATAGAGGAATGTCTTGGAGTTTATGGGTTAAAGCGGCTGATATTTCGCAGCAAAGATTACTAAATAAAAGTGGGCTTTTTTATAGTGGTAGCAATAAATATGAATATTTGATAACAACTAATTTTGCTAATAAAGTAAAAATTAATATTTATGGAGGTGGGACTAATAGTATTGACATGAGGCTAATACTAAACACAGTTTTAACTGATGACACTTGGTACCATGTAGCTTTTACTTGGAATTTAGGTTCTACTAATGCAGATTTAATAGGATATATTAATGGAGTAAAACATAGCGTAGCAGATGGGAATGCAACTTGGTCATTAGCAGGTACTTGGTCTCCTGTTCAAAATACACTTAATCCTTTGTATATGGGAAGAGATATAAGCAATTATGGTGAAGCTATTTTAGATGAAGTTGCTATATTTGATGATAATTTATCTACTGCTAAAGTACAATCTATTTACAATAGTGGAACGCCTACTGACTTATCTGGCGAACAATATTTGATAGGATATTGGAGGAATGGAGATACGGCAGGAACTTCAGTTTATCCTACTATTCAAGACTATTCATCAGAAGGGAATGACGGAACAATGACTAATATGACGTCAGGAGATATAATAACAGACACGCCGTAATTATGATTTATGTAATATATAATATGACAGATGTTTCAAGTATAGATTTTTCTTTAGTAGAAGAAACAAGTCAAGATACTTTAAGACTTTCTATTGATGAAACTAAAACAGTATTAAAATTTAGAGGTGAAACGCCTACTTTTTTAGTAGGTTTACAACAATATACTCACTCAGAGATTTTAGCAATAATGCACACTTCTGAGTGGACTAAAAATATTAATTAGAAAATGGTACAAAAACAAGGATTAGCATTGAGTTTACCCACTATTAAACACGTAGCCACAGGTTCTTCTTTTGAGAATCTATACTCTTTAGACTTTGATGGGCAAAATGACTATGTAGATTTTGGTAGTGGCTCGACTTTTACACCAAACGGCTCAGGTACATCTACAGGATTCGCCGTGTCTTGTTGGGTAAAAACTTCATTTAATAGATTCTCTATTTTAAGTAAATTAGTTGGTGCTGATTATGAGTGGACAGTCATACTAGATACAGGAGGTATAGTAAGTTTTCAGGTTTATGGGAATGGTATTGGAACAATAAAACAACAGTTAACTCTTGACCCTAGTGCAGGTAGTTTTATTAATGTTTCTGATGGTAATTGGCATCACATAGTATGCACTTTTGATTTAGGCACTACGACAACTTCAATTAAAATATTTGTTGATGGTGTTCAATTTGATGATAGTACAGGAAATGCTACTTATTTTACCGTAGGAACTTGGTCGGCTGCTATAAATACATCAGCTTCTTTTAGGCTTGGCGCTCCAAGTAAAGGTTTTTCAGGTATAATGGACGAAGTTTCTATGTGGGATAAAGCACTTAATCCTGCTCAGGTTCAAAATATATATAATAGTGGAACGCCTACTGATTTAACAGGAGAAACTTTTTTAATAGGTTGGTGGAGAAACGGCGACCCAACAGGAGCGGGAGCTTATCCTACAATAGTAGACCAAAGCACGAATAGTAATGATGGAACGATGACTAATATGTCTTCTGGCGATATAGTAACAGACGTTCCATAAAAAATAAAATATGAAAGACACAATTTTAAATATAAATTTAGAAACTTCTACGGCTCCGATTATACAGGAAGTTATGGGTAAAGATTATATTGAGTATGGTACTGATGACTATGGTAGAAACCTTTATCCTCAATTCTTAATAGACCTTTACTACAATAGCTCTACTCATGCTGCTATTATTAATTCTACTGCAGAAATGATAGCAGGCGAAAATTTAATTATAGAAAATGATGACACTAATTTAGATATATATGTAAAGCTGCAAAAGTTTTTAAAACATGCAAACGGTAAAGAGTCTTTACATCAGGTGATTAAAAAAGTTGCTTTTGATTTTAAACTACAGGGTGCTTACGCTCTTCATATTATTTGGAATCAAGAAAGAACTGAAATAGCAGAATTATACCACGTTCCAGTCGAAAGAGTTAGGGCGGGCGTTCCGAACGAGCTAGGTCATGTAGATACTTTTTTTATTAGTTCTAATTGGGCTAAAGAAAGAGAAAACCCTCCGCACGCTATTGCAGCTTTTAATAGTAACGATAGAACGTCAGCTAGTCAATTACTTTACTCAGGTTTATACAGTCCTAACATGGATATATACCATACTCCTGACTATAATTGTCAAAACTGGGCTTTAGTAGATCAAAAAGTTGCAGAGTTCCATTTAAACAACATAAGTAACTCATTCTCAGGCAGTTACCTCTTTAGTTTTAATAATGGAACGCCAACTCAGGAAGAGCGATTTCAGATAGAGCAAAGCATAAAAGAAAAATTTACTGGTAGTCAAGCTGCAGGGCGTTTTGTACTTTGTTTTTCAGAAGACAGAAACCGTGCGCCTGAAATTACTCCTTTAAATACTGCAGACTTAGATAAACAATATTTAGCTCTACAAGAATTATTAGTTCAAAATATTTGCTCAGGTCATAGAGTGACTTCTAAAACCTTAATGGGTATTGATACTACTAACGGATTTTCCTCAAATGCAGATGAGTTAGTAAATGCCTCAAATTTCTATCAAAATTCCGTAGTAAGACCGTTTCAATTAAATATACTAAACACTTTACAGACTATTTTTTCTGTAAACAATATGGATTTAGAGGTAGACTTTGTTCAACTAAAACCTATTACAGTTCAATTTGACTCTAAGACTATACGTGAAGTTATGACTAGAGACGAGGTTAGAATGGATGTCGGATTAAGTCCGCTAAACATGGATGAAGAGACTGTCTCAGAAGAGTCTGAAGAATTAAGTAAAGTAGGCATGGAGGCGACTCAACTATCTAAGTTTGAAAAAACAGAATTAGAAAATTTTATAATGAAGTTCGGTGAAGATGAGCCTACAGACTGGATTTTAGTAGATAAAATTGATTCTACTGGTGAGCATCAGGATTTTGATTTTGAAGATGTTTTAAATAACATGGTTGCTGATAAATTAAATCTAGCTTCTACTGGAACTGCTAGACCAAATTCTAAAAGTAGTCAAGACGGTGTTAATGCTTCTTATAGTGATTATTATAAAGTACGCTATAGATATGCGCAAGACACTTCTTTAAGTCAAGAAGGAGAGACTAGAGAATTTTGCAAAATTATGTCGCAAGCAGACAAGCGGTATCGTAAAGAAGACATAGTACAAATGGAATATTTAGAAGTTAATAAAGGGTGGGGTCCTAAAGGAGATAGTAATACTTACTCTATTTGGTTAAATGACTGTAAGCATCATGAATTTTATAAAGGAGGTGGCAATTGTCATCATTACTGGGAACGGTTAATTTATAAAACTTCTTTAAGAAACGCTAAAAAAAATATTTCTGACAGACAGATTATTGATGCTGCAGTTGCCGAATCAGAAGGATTTACACTAGAAAGGGAGGATTCAAAAGTGGCGCAAGCTCCTAAGACAATGCCAAATGAAGGATTTATAAATAAATAAAAATAGAAAAATGTCTTACGTATTATTCATATCAGAACAAAAATTAAAAGACTCTAGCGCAATAGGTTTAAATGTAGACCCATCTTTGCTATTGCCTTATGTACGCCAGAGTCAAAAGCTCTACTGCGAGCCTAAAATTGGCAGTCAGCTAAACTCTAAATTAAAAAACGAAATAGTTGCAGGGACTTTAACAGGTGCTTATAAAACTTTAGTAGATGACTATATTTCGGACATGCTTGTAAACTGGGCGTTTTATCACGCTTTACCGTTTTTACGTTTTCGTGTGGAGGGAGGCAATATTTTTGCTAAGACTTCAGAGACAGGAACTCCTTTAAGTACGGAAGAGGCTCAAAGTTTAAGGGAAGAGATTTCTAATACGGCTCAATATTATACAGAACGAATGATAGAATACATAACTAACAATCTAGGGAGTTTTCCTGAGTATTCTACAAATACGGGAGCAGATGTAACGCCTGATAGAAACGCATACTATAACGGTATGAATTTAGAAAGACCTAGTAGACAAGGAACTAAATTAACTTTAAGAAACTTTTTAACTGCAGACCTAACATAATGAAAAAACATTATAAACCTAAAACAATTAATATAACTAAGCTAAAATCTTACTTAGACAAAAAGCTAAATCCAAAAACAAATGACAGACTTAAAAGATACAATACAAGTAGGAATAGCTAACGGCTCCGCTATCGGTTTCAGTATAACTGATTGTAATGAAATACTAACTTTGGTTTCCTTAGTTTTAGCAATAGGATTTACCATTTATAAATTTATAAAATATGAAAAAAATAATCTGTAATATATTATTTTTCTTTACAGGAAAAACATTATGTTTAAATACGTGCGACAAAAATTGCAAATTTGATTAAATGGGCAATAAAGTTTCTGCAAGACCTTATAAATCTTCTAAAAAGAAAAGAAAAGGAGTACACTCTAAAAACGCTAGCAGAGGACAAAGTGGTTATAAAAAATCATACAGAGGTCAAGGGCGTTAATCTTTTAATTATCAGAGATACTTTTACAGATGAGTCTACAATGGGCGAATTATTTGTAGAGGGTGAAAAGTTTTGCGATACACTAGAACTTCCTTATTTAGATAATAAAAAAAGCGTAAGCTGCATTCCAGTAGGCGAATATAGTGTAAGGTTTAGATACCCTAGAGAATCAGCAACTAGAGACTATTTACATCTTTTAGTAAAAGACGTTCCAAATAGAGACTATATATTATTTCATAGAGGCAATTCAGCTAAAGATACAAGGGGCTGCATTCTAGTAGGATACGGAAGCCAACACAATAAAGTTAATAACTCAACTTTAGCAATGGATTTACTTATAAAAGAATTAATAAATTGCGGCAAAAGAACACAAAATATAAAATTAATAATCAAAAATAAATAAAATGAAAAAATTTTTATCAAAGTATCTTATAGGACAAATGTTCAAGAGTAAAAAGTTTTGGTATGCAATTAGCTCAGTAGTTATACCTGCTTTAGTTACATATTTAGGAGTGGATGAGACTACTGCTAAGGATTTATACTATGCAATTCTTACTTTAATTGTAGGTCAAGGAATAGCAGACGTTGCTAAAAAATAATAGATACAGATTAAAGCCACATGAAATAGTGGCGTTAGAAAAAATGCGAGAAACCGAAACTAGAAACATTCTAGTTATCGGGGACTTGCATGAGCCTTTTTGCCTAGATGGTTACTTAGAGTTTTGTATAGAGCAATATGAAGCGTACAACTGCAATCAAGTAATATTCATAGGAGACATACTTGATTCGCACGCTATGAGCTACCATGAATCTGACCCGAATGGAGACTCGGCAGGGCTAGAACTTGAAAAAACTATTATTAAAGTTGCAGAATGGTATAAAGCGTTTCCTGTAGCTGATGTATGTATAGGTAACCATGACCGTTTAGCGTCTCGTAAAGCGTTTACAGGGGGTGTGCCTAGCCAATGGATAAGGTCTTATAATGAAGTATTAAATACGCCTGACTGGAACTGGGTAGAATCTGTAGTATATGATGACGTACTTTTTGAGCATGGTGAAGGAGGGCAGGCGAAAGCCAAAGCAAAAAACAACCTGATGTCAAGTGTTTGCGGTCATACTCATACTGAAGCGTATTGCACATGGTTTGTTGGAAAAAGGTTTAGAGTATTTGGAATGCAGACGGGATGCGGGGTAGACGCTGATACATACGCTGCAGCATACGCTAAAAACTTTAAGAGACAAGCTATAGGATGCTCAGTCGTTCTTAATAACGGTACGCTGCCAATAAATCTATTAATGCCGTTATAATATATACTTTTTTTTATCTAGTAATGTGAATAAAGTTGTGAATAAACTTGTGTATATCATTTATTTGTCGTATATTTGTACTACAAAAGGGGGTAAAAACCCAACAGAAGAATTAAAAGTTAGACTAAAGGTGAAGCAGAAATCGTACCGTCGGGCGTTTTCAGAAACCGAGAAATTAGTGAAGCACTCATGTATTGGTAGTGGAAATGAAAAGTAGCTACCCTTGAGAAGTGAAAGCTAACAAACCGAAGCTAATTTCAAAGTCTAAAAACTTAAAGGCAAGAAGCAACCACCTTACCAAACGGAGCAAAGTAATTAATTTAAAACAACGATATGAAAACAAATTTTAAAATGAAAGAAGCAACTAATAAAGATGAGGCAATAGTCTCAATATTAGATGTGCTTAAACAAGACCCTGTATGGTTAAATAAAATTACTGACGGGTTATTTTTATTAGTAAAAAATATTGAGGATAAACATAAAAGATTTATTCTTGAAAATACAATTAAAGAGCAAGTAATAGATTTGTTTATCAGAATTAAAACCGAATATTATAACTTTAAAGACAATACGCAATGGAATTACTAGCCCAAGACTTTTACTTTTACAATAACGGTACTCTATATTCTACAATAAAAAAATTATCGCCTGATGGATGGTTTTCTGATATAAAAAAAGTAGAGCCTAGTATTAGAATTTTTGGAACTAAAGAGCAAATTAATGAAGCCCTAGACGCTTATATACAAATGACAGGTTTAAATCTTGATGAGTGTTATGATTTTAAAGTAGAAGAAAAGGATTCATTTTTTTATGATTTAGAAAGAAATAAAATTATTGAAAAAAAACTAAAAGAGTATAAAAAAATATATAATAACAAGAATAATAATAAAGCCCTAATAACGACAATATGAAAAAAGATAAAATTAAAGAAGCCTATATAAAGTATGGGCTTGATAAAGACGATGTATTTAAACATCAGCATTATATAATAATAACTAGAAGCGGTTTAGAAAAAATACAAGCAATAGAAAAAATACATTTAGATTATGAAATAATAAAATGTGAGAAAGACTTTTGCGTTATAAAATGTTATGCTACAAAAGGAAGTGAGACAGTACAAACTTTCGGCTCTGCTTTAAAAGGAGATTTTAAAAACGGCAATACTAATTCGTGGTATGTCGTAGAGATGTCAGAAAAAAGAGCTATGAGTAGAGGTATCTTAAAAATTTGTGGTTTATATGAATTAGGTATTTTTGGTGAAGATGAGAGCGAAAGTTTTAAAAAGAGTAATAATTAATAAATAATAAAAAAATGGAGGTAACAGGTAAATTAGTAAATAAATTAGAAGTAGAAAGCGGAATAAGTAAAGCGGGTAAAGAGTGGCAAAGTCAAACGTGCCTAGTAGATACGGGAGCCGAATTTAATAACATAGTAGCTATTAAATGTTTTGGTAAAGATAAGATTAAGCAAATGAATAAATTAGAGCAAGGAATGACTGTAAATATATCTTGTAATGTTTATTCAAGAGAATATAAAGGAAAATTTTATAATCAAATAGATGGATATTGGTTCGCTAATCAGACGGACAATCCTAAAGTAAATTCAGATTTTGTGACCTCTGATGATAATGACATGCCGTTTTAGTCATGACAGAAGAATTAAATTTTAAATTCATTTGTAATCTAACAACTAATATTTTAAATATGCCTAAAGGTTCTTTAGCTTTAAAAAGCCGTAAAAGACCTTTGCAAGTGGCTCGTTCGGTAGCTGCATATATTGGTAGAACTGAAGAGGATATACATAGAACTATAATCGGTAAAGTATTAAATAGAGATAGAACCTTAATCTATCACTATGAGAGTAGGCATAAATTTTTATATAAAAGTTGTGAAACCTACCGAAATACATTTAATAAAGTATATAAAGCCTATAAAGATATAGATGACGTTAAAGATATATTTGTTAACGGTGTTACCATGCGGGATTACTTACTGAGAAACGGTGTTAAAGAAGCTATAGATTCTGACGTTTTAATAGAGGTTAAAAGCGGTGAGGCTAAATGTGTTATAAATACTTCTTACTTTGATTTTTCAAATCAATTAAAAAATGTTAAACTTGCACTAGAAAAATATCATTTTACAATAAGAGTTATTTAATGGATAAACCAAATTACTATGCGGTTATACCTGCTAAGGTAAGATATAGCAAAAAGCTAACGCCAAATGCTAAACTACTTTATGCAGAGATAACCGCTTTATGTAATATGAATGGGCGTTGTAATGCTTCTACTAAATATTTCTGCAAGTTGTATGAGGTAAGCAGGTCTTCCGTTCAAAATTGGCTTAAACTTTTAGAGGATAATAATTTTATAATTAGAGACGTAAAATATAAACAAGGTAGTAGAGAAATTGAATCAAGGTATATTAAATTAGTGGACAACCCTAAGCTAAAAATATCTACAGATAATACTAATATAAATATAACTAATACTAATCTTACAGATAGTAATAAAAAGGAGCGTTTTAAAAAACCTACTTTAGATGAAGTTAAAGATTATTGTTTAACAAGAAAAAATAATATAGATGCAGATGCTTTTATAGATTTTTATGAGAGTAAAGGATGGAAAGTAGGTAAAGCCCCTATGAAGTCATGGAAAGCCTGTGTAAGAACTTGGGAAGGTAGAGAAAAAAAGAAACCAGTAACCATGAGTAAAATAGACCAACAATTAAACGAATACTTAAAAGGCAAAGAATATTTATGAAATTATTAAAACAAGAAAATTTAAAAGAGCTTACTGAGAAAGTTTATGAATTATTAAATAAAACTAAAATTGAAATAGGTTATAATACTGACGGCAAAACACTAGCAAGTTTAAGCAAGATATTTGCTTCAGATTTAATTAAAGAGAGGCGTTTTGGAACCATGACTTTTAATCAAATACAAGACGCTTTTCATCAGGGGGTTAGATTCGGTAAAGACGAACCTTTTTTAAATATTAGAACTTTTTACAAGTGGGTTTATGCTCATAAAAAAGTAGTAGATAATGCAGAGCATCAGGTCAGGGAGTTAGGTATGCCTAGAGAAAAAGTACCATTTTATCAAGAACCAATAAAACTTTTAAAATGAAAACAATAACAATTACAGAAGGACAAGTAAAAAGTCAGTCAGATGCAGTTCTTTGGCATTTAAAAACTTACGGAAGTATAACTAGCTATGAAGCTATTAGAGAGTATGGAGCTACAAGACTAGCTGCTATTATTTGCAATCATAGAAAGGACGGTTACAATATTGATAGTCAGTCTCTTAAAAGAAAAACTAGATTCGGAAAAACTACTACAATCTCTAAATATATATATGAAGTCAATAAGTAAACTGAAAAAAGAATTAGATAAATGGTTTAGTTTATATATAAGATTAAGGGATGCTGATGAGTTAGGTTTTGTAAAGTGTTACACTTCAGGACGTTTCTATCACTATAAAAATATGCATGCAGGACATTTTATGTCAAGAAAATGCTTGTCAACTCGTTGGGATGAAATAAACGTACAACCTCAGTCAATAGCTGATAATCTTTTTGGACAAGGTGAGCAATATAAATTCGGTTTAAATTTAGATAATGAATACGGACAAGGTACTGCAGAAAAATTACAGTTTAAAGCTAGACAAATTCAAAAGTTTTCTAGGGTAGATTATGAAGAAAAAATTACTTATTATAAAGAGAGTGTTAAAAACTTAAAAAAAGATAAAGGAATTGAGTAGTATTTTTTATTATTTTGGCATATGCAAAAACCGATTTATTCTAGCAGTCAGCATAGATATATAATGGAACCTTATGTTAATCTGTGTAAAGAGTTTGTGAAAGAGGTTGCAACTAAAAATAAATATCAAAGTTACTTAGAAGTAGTTGATACTATAATGCAGTATTCAAATAGTTACGGTCAAGAAGGAATAAGAGAAAAAAATTTTTATGATTGGATTATGATAATACCTACTAATTTGTCAGTAGCAACTAATGGTTTTTTTGCAGCTATAGAAACTAAAAAAAATTCCGCATCAGTTAGAGGTTATAAAATTGTTCTTCAAGAAGTGCTACTAGAAGCGGTAGATAAGCTAGACAAACTAGAGACCACTTATGACTGAAATATATAAAGAAATATCTAAGCTAACAGATAAATTTAGAGAGATGTCTTACGGTATTACTAAAGACGAAAACAAAGTAAATGAGGCGGTACAAGAGCTTATGCTTTATTTTTTACAAATGAATCAAGAAACTCTTAAAAATATATATGATAAAGATGGAATAGATGGAATAACACGATACGGTGCGGTAGCTCTAAGAAGAGCTTTAACAAGTACAAGAAGTAATTTTTACTACAAATATGAAAAATATTATACACGTATTGATGCTGCTAGCTATAACTGTAGTACTACTTTTAGCAATGATGATGTGGCTCATAATATTGCTAACAATAAAAACATTACAAATCTTCCTAATGAAAAAATAGACCATTATTCAATAGACCATTTAGAATTAATAGATAAAGAGCTAGATAAATTAGGATGGTATGATAGAGAGTTATTTAAACTTTATTACTACGAGGGCAATACACTAGACTCGCTTGCAGCTAAAACTAGAATAAGTCGCAACAGTATATTTACTACAATAGATAAAGTAAGAACTATATTAAAAAAAGAGTTAGTAGATGAATAAGTTTTTTGTACCTTCTGAAGTATATGAAGATAGAATTGCTATTTGCAAGGGATGTATTTATTATTCTAGCGTATTAGGTAACTGCAAAGTATGTAAGTGCTTTATGAAGGTAAAAGCTAGAATAGCTCCTATGTCTTGTCCAAAAAAGTTTTGGATGAAAACTACAGAAGTAGAAGAGCCTAAAGATTTACCGCAAGATATAATAGATGAGATTTTAGATATGTGGGAAGATTTAAAAACGGGAAGAGCAAAAGATATTAATGCTAAAGCAAAAATGATAGATACATACAATACAATATATATGACAAGCTATAATCCTAGAACGAATTGCGGCTCATGTATATCAACTTGTTATGATGGAATAAAAAAATTATATAAAAAATATTCGGAATGAGCTATTTAACACATTTAAAAAGATATAAAATGCACTACTCTAGCAGGTGGATTGTTAAGTATGATGACAACGATTTAGTGAGGGAAGTTAAACTAATATTTAATCCTGAAGAGTATCGCCAAATGAAAAGACCTAGAACACTAAACAC